ATACTAATGCTTTTGTAACAGGAGATTCAGCAAACTTTTCATGTATACCATCTGCTAATACTGCGTCTGTAAAGGGTCTATTGTCGTTTGCGTAGTCTTTGTTCTCAGCAGTCTTCTCCATAGAGTAAGTCCACTTAGTATTGTGTTCCATTGTTGAGTTATTGTATGCTAATCCTTTTGCCGCCGCAAAGAAAGGTGATGCACAATCAAACGTAATCTTTAACTTAGGATTGTGATACTTTCTTACTGCTTTTTGAATATCTGTAAACAATACTGCATACTCTAAAATAGATGTTCCTAGACAATGAATAAGATCATGCTTACCTTCTTCTAATAAGCCATCATGTATAATATGTACAATACGTTTTAGTGTTAGATGTATGTCAATCTTGTTTTGACCACCGAATGCCCAACCATTAAAGTGATTGTCTGGATATGCATTAGGATCGCAATACATTTTCATTTGCTCATACCATTCATCTGACTGAGAATGATTTCCACCTTGCAATACATTAAGAAACTTACAAGCACCACTTCGATTATGAATAAAATAATCATTATTGATATGTGTGGCAATCATTGCATCTTCGATTGTTTTGATACCATGTACTGATTTACCATCTTTACCTTTAACATGATATGTACCTAATGACATTGACGGTATATCTAAACACATACCATAGTCCATATAAGCATCCATCCACTTTAGAACCTTGATACGTTGTTTCATTGCACGTGGGCAATTAGGATCTTTCCAGTCTGCGGGCCACTGACACTTTAGGATCTGAAAACCGCCAGAGTCTCCTAACATGAATGTGCCTTCTTCCCGCTCTCGGATAATAGATTCACTAGGAATGTCTTTAGTGATGTCCAAGTCGGCATGACCCGCAGAATACAACCCCCATTTATAAGTGTATAATCCTTCTTTAGAATTCAAAAAGTTAAGACGTTCAACATCTCCGTTGAAGCCTGCTGGGATACGGTCTTGTGGAAAGTATTCTTCACCTTTGCGTTGCTTACCTAAACCAGCAATAAAGAAACTACTAACAGCAGGTAAAAACAATGCCCAATCATCATCTTGTTGTGCTGAAAGATTTACTTGTTCTACCATATTTTTATCCATATACTTTATCTATTTGTTTGATTAGTGTGTCTGCTACTAACCTGTTACCGTTAATGTTAAGATGTCCTATCGATCCGCCTGTTGTATGCTGTCCCTTAAAACATCCATGTTCATAACCTGCCGCTTCGACCAAAGATTGATCACATGTTTGATCTTCGTAAGTCAATGGTTTATGTAAATGTATTGAATCCTGTGCTGTGAATATCTCTACAAAATCATATCCCAAGTATTTTAACAAAAAACGACATGCATTCATATGATATTGGGTAACCTTAATAGAATGTTCGTTATTATAACCATCTACGATCCAATCTTTATACCAAGATTGATCAGGATTGCATGTCATTGGCTGTCCATTCTTTTCGTCCCATGATTCATGTCTATTAACATCAGTATAAGATACTATAACTAAAGGATTTACATCATTTATATGATAATCTATCATATCATCCTGAAGTGTTCTTGCAATAAATTCATTGCTACTGCCTGCTATAGCATGATTGACATGCTCTAACTTGTAATGATCTGCAACCAGTTGACTGAACCTATTATGTACAGTTACTTCACCTTTGAGATCATCTGATTGACCTATTCCAAGTGTGTAACTATCTCCCACAGCATAGAGTAGGTCATATGGTTTCATTAACTACTTCGCTTGTGCAGGAAGTAGATATTCGTAAACTGTGTAACCACTGTCTACAGTAATTTGTGCCGCCCCTTGATCAGAGATACGCACAGTCTTGTCACCTGGAAGATCCATGATTGACAAGAATACTTTAACAGGCCACTGCCATGTTCTACTTAATGTTCCAGTAACACCTGGTTGAAATACAAAGTTACCTGAGTGAGTTGAAGGATCACCAAAGAAGATTTTAAGATCGCCATTGTCTGTCTTAGTTGTGAAGTTTAGTTCTTCAGAGTTTGCTTGTGCTTGTTTCTTAAGACGCAAGATACCTGCAATAGTAGGTTCAAACTCAATGTCCCATGCCGCACCTTTAAACGTAACGTTTCTGACTTTTTCTTCGATTAATGCTTTTGACATCAAACGATAATCATTAACAAAGTCACCTGCTTTAGTAGCAAAGTGAACTGCTGTAGGGATATCTTCTCCATCTACATCTTTACGAGTCATATCAATAGTAGCACTTGCATCATAATCATCAAAACTTAGAATAGTTTTGAGTTTGCCTAGATTAGGCATGCCAAATGTACCGATAAACTCAGCGACAGGAGTCTTTGTCTTGCCACTAACGACAACAGACTTGTCTTCAGCGATTGCACCAATCTCTGTTTCTTCTGCTGTACCTACGATTTTGACTAGATCAATGATGCCTAGTCCGTAAGTGTATTCAATTAAATCTAATAAATTATCTTTCATGTGTTTCCTCTTAATGTATTTAGGTAGATATACTGCGTATTATATCTGGTTTTATTGGGTAATGCAAGTGATTTGGTCACCAACTTACCCAAAACTGAATAACTCATCAAATGTTGAGTTTGTGTCTGTGTTGGCTCTTAAGTCCCATTTAAGAACACCTAAGAGATTACTAATCTTTTCATCAACAAGTGTTGACTCCATTAGATTATCGTCAAAGGGAAGATCCTTAAACCATTGTGGAAGTCTAAGTTGATCTGTAGGGTATGCAATACTTGTGTAGCCTAAAGGATTTTGCTTTAGTTTACATACGACAACTTTAAAGCCATCCATGATCTCCATTGAGTAATTGTCTCCATGAACACGTTTAAGTGTATTCCAGTTCATTGCCGCTCTCACATGACCAGGCATGTTTGCTCGACCAGTCTTAGATTTCTTTTCAAGCATTGTATAAGAAGTCAGTTTGTTGACTCCCTTAGGCGAACCTTTTGTCCAAGAATCCTGTTGACCTAATGTGATCTTAAACTCTTTGATCTTTTCAATGATATCTTCTCGTTCTTTACCAGACAAAGCCATCTCTAATACTTCCATTAAGAATTCTTGTATATACTTAGGAGTATCTGCTCTTTTTAAGTCTAAGCCCATTGCTTTAACTTTCATTGCATTGTTAATATCAGTACGTTTGCCTTCGTTATCATAGATATTGATTGCATATCGTTTTTTAGTGATGAACAAACCTCTGTCGCCACAAACTTCTCTACCACCTTTGATTATTTCACCTTTACTACGAGGGCAATGAAATGCTTTCTCCATAAAGCCAGGGAACGATTCATTACATTGATCAGACATACTCTCGTATAAGTCAATGAACATCTGTTTCTTTTCATCAATAGGCATGTCTTTGGGAAGTTCATCTTTTAGCATAGGCCAAGCAGAGAAATAACATGAGTCAGTATCACCATAGACCATTGAGTCTCCTACGTGATCATACACGCCAGTCATTATTTCATTGACATATGCAGACATGTGTTTAGTAACACTACGTCCAGTCAATGTTACAGACTGTCCTATACGTTTGTCATAGAATCGACAATGCTCATTCAAAAGTGCGCCATATGCTGAGTTCAATAGAATCTTACGAACTAACTGTCGTTTGTCCCAATACTCAATGTCTTCTTTTGTTTTAGACTCTCTGAGTTTAGCCTGCATAATCTTACGATCAGAATACCATTTAGACAACAGTCCAGGAATCACACCCTCAACATCTGATCTAAAGATTGTACCATTCGCACTAAGAATATATGGATTATTAGAATCATAAATCATCTTCCATATCTGTGCCGCACTCATGTCATCCGAACGCCCATCTTCATAATCAATCGTTAGCATTGTGCCACGTTCCTGATTTTGAATAGCAGTATACTCTAATGAACTAAACAGACCCTCCCATAGTATGGGACCTTCTACTGATGCATCACCTTTCTTGTAACGAGATTTCTTTTTAGCAAGTTCAAGTCCTCTTTCATCCATGTACTGACTAGTAAGAGCCTGTCTTACTTGACCTACAATAGTCTCTGGCGCCATGTTCAATGCTCGTATCACTGAAGGATACAGCGAGTTGATATCAATAGAGCCTATCCAGTCATGCAATCCTTTCTTGGGATTCATAACATATGCTCCTGCCGCCTGACCTTGTGAACCTTCGTCTCTATTACGTTTTTTGTCTGGAACAACAAACCCTCGTTCATGTGCTTCGTTCATAATAGCCATTTCGATCATAGCCACAGAACCCATAACAGTTGGAAGTAGTACAGTATTTTCATGTGCCATCTGATTAGCAAGTTCCATGAACTGTAATTTATCATCTAGTTTTTTGAGTAGCAGTGTATCCTGTCTGTTATACTCAATGAACTTCTTAAAGTCTTTGTTGTATAACTGATCAAGTGACCCTTCGTACTCAGTCTTCTTTTCACCTACTTCTAACTCACCAATCGCATCTAGTTTATAACTATGACGAGATTCGTAGTTGTACTTTTTGTAGAGTGCTAGATAATCTAAATGAATACGACCTACTAAGTCGAATGTTTCTTCTTCTTTACCAAATCGTTCGTATGTTCTCTTCTTAGGAAACTGACCTAATAGACAAAACTTACGAGTGTCATCTTTCGACATCACACGTGTAACACGATTGACCATGTAAGGAATATCATAACCTTCTGAGTTCCAACCAGACATTACATCTGCATCTTCGATCAAAGTAAAGAATACATCAAACAACTCTTTCTCTGTCCTAAACAACATTGTGTCAGGGAAGTCTTTGATAGCCTCCTGTGCAGTCTCATATGTCATATGAGAGGGAGGAACAGCCAAGCATATCAGTTGATCAAGCCAGTCTAAATATAAACTGACAGCAGTAACTGGATTGAAAGGATCACTCGGAGGAGAGAATCCTTTTGCAGGATCAAAGTCTACTTCAATATCGAAGAAACATGTATGCAGTTTAGGAGCATCTATCTTTAGATAGTTTTCACTAAGACAACGAAAGACAGGATTGATATCGCTTTCAAATAATTTCTTACCTGAATGCATTCGTTTTTCCCTCTCAAACTCTGACTTCTTTAGAGTAGAGAAACGACTGACCCTATCATTATAGATACTATGCGATTTACCTTTGTTATCCTCAAAGTACATAATGTAATTTGTAGGATACTCTTTGAACTCACGTTCGCCAGTTGGTGTTCGCTCTATAACATGAATCTTGTCATTGCTTTTGTCGTGTACTGCATCAACGTATGACATTAAATAGTTCTACCAACTGTCTCCAAGATGTCGTTTAGTTGTTCGTGGTCAGCATTTGTATCAGTTAGTTTACTTTTGTATGCTACTCTGATTGCTTTTTTAAGAATTGAAGGTTTGATCTCAAGTTCTTCTGCGATTGCTTTCACAGTATCACTTAGACCACCGTTAAGTGTTTCTACTTCTTGCATTACTGCCATACCTTCATTGACAAGTTGCTTTAATTTATTAACCTGCTCTGGGTTAAAGTATTTTGCTCCGGACATAATCACTCCTATTAATTAATTTTGATTGTCTGCATAGTATATAGTACTTACAGGCCGGAGTCAATCTTTTTTTTGGAGCGTTTACCCGTTTCTGCTATCGATATCTTTGCAGATATTTCTTGCTAGGTCGCCGCCAGTATTGACGAATAAGAACGGAAACACAGCATGAATAATGACTGCAAATCCGGTAAAAATCATAAGTACACCATAGGATAAGGCGTAGCATAAATGGGCAAAATAACTTTCGCCTAGGGAGTGAGGATGTTCAGTAAATTTACTGAAATATGTGTGGATTCTCTTTGCCATAGATTTTAATATACTTTCCAGCAACCATATCAGCCGCCGCTTCAATTGGTGAGCCTGGATAACTATCACCGGCTTTTATTAAATCCTTTTCACCTTGTCTAATGTGGACCAATTCATGGAATACAGTTCGCATAATATCAATCAAGTTTCTATTGCCATAGACCCAAATTTCATCAGAACCCATTTCATGTCTACCTGTATGATGACCTTCTTGGGCTTCTTCAGTATCATAACTGATCACAATTTTAGGCATGTTTTCTATCTGTAGACGTTCGCCCATCCAATCAGCACCTTTCTGTGCTTCGTCTTCGATGTTTAAACCATCATCAAACATTTGATCAGATGCAGTTAGTTCTTGTCTTGCTTTGTGTGCTTGTTTAGATGCACTTTTGGCATTGCGATAAATCTTGCCTTTCTCGTCTACATCATACTGGTCGCTTTTAATCTTAGGAAGTCTATTTTCTAAGTCTTTAAGCGGGGATTCATTGATAAATTGTGAGGCTCTCATAGTATTATTTATCAAAAAATGCTTTTGGGAAATGTTTTGCTTGACATTTGCCGCATTAAATATTATGATAAACAGTAACAAATTTAATGGGAACAACATGATACTACCACATAGTGAAAAAGCAGAACACATAATATGGGAACTTGAATACGAGATGAAGAATCCTCGTAACGATGGTTGGACTGGCAGAGACATGAAACGTAGACTGTGGGATATCAAAATGAAAGTAGATAAAGCATTAAAAGATGCTCCTACATATGTTGATGAACCTGAATACGAAGACCTCTACCTAATCGAAAAACTGAAGGACACAGTATGAAGTTAGGCATCATTGGATCAGGGTTTGTTGGTTCAGCAGTAGCAAATGGTTTTAGTGTAGACACTGAGCAAGTGATAGTTGATCCAAAGTTTACTGACAATACACTTGAAGACTTAGAAGATACTGAGATTGCATTTGTATGCGTTCCTACTCCACAGCAAGATACACACTTAGATGTAGACACATCTATTGCACGTGGCGTACTAACAGAATTAAATAAGTTAAAGTACAAAGGTGTAGTAGTTGTCAAATCCACTATCACTCCGCATCACCTAACGCAGTTTAAGACACTTTACAGCAACTTACGACTAGTATACAACCCTGAGTTCTTAACTGAAGCAAATAGCAAACAAGAATTTATCAACCCACATATGCAAATACTAGGTGGAG